ATCATAGGAATCAAGATCTTGGGAAGACGGGCATCACCTTTGGCGTAGTTATCGCCGGCTGGTGTCATTGCGCCGCCATGACCCATAGAAGTGGTGCTACCGAAGACTCCGCCGCCACCGGCGACGTTTGCTTCGTTTAGACACCATTGTTCTTGGTTCTCTAATAGGACTGCTGTTGAGTAACGAGTGTGATCATCCTCAATCGGTGGGACGTTATCAGATTCATAGTCGAGTACTGGACTCCACTTTTCTAACAACGTATCAGCGCGGGCTTGATCAACATAGGGAGATGGGGGTTTAACAGATTGTAAACTCATAATAATTTCTCCTTGACATTACACATACTCAGGTACGAATACCTCATCATTTAAAATTTCGACAATTCAGACATATAACCTAGTGGGTCAGAATCAACAGCAGTAGTGGAAGTTGATTCCAGAACTGGTTCTCTCTTTGGTTGCACTGGGCGATCGACTGAAATGCGATTCCGGGAAGCTGATTGCTTAGCTTCCATTACTCGCTCTTCTTCTGTTTTCTCAAACATCTTAAGAGTATATTCAAAGTTTTCATTTATAAAATCTAGAGGCTTATCACCTAGTACTCGAGTTATATACGATTGCTTCATCGCTGGTAAACCTCGTGTCTTTTCCGCTAATAGAGTTTTGCGTTGCGAATTCTCTAGATCAGCTTTGAGATCTGAATTCTCTTGTACTAGCTTAGATGACTCAACCTTTGATTCTTGTATTTGCTTCTTACCATCTACGATAGCAGATTTAATACTATCCTTGCTTAGTGCAAAGTTAACAGCTAAAAATTTGCGCATCTCTGTAAGTTGCTGCGCAGCTCTCTTATTCTTGACAGCTTCTTTTATATCTTCAACTGGAATGGTGTTTTCGATATATAGATTTAAATAACTACTAATCTTATTAACTAAATCAGCTTTAAATGAAGTAGCTTCTTCAACAACATCAGTACTGTACTTAGAAACTACCTGCTTTAATTTATGGGCATGATTCTCGTTGATGGCTAAAATAACTTTGTTAAGCTTGGTCGTGTGGTCAGTATCTAGAGCTTCTAGAAGTGACTCTAACTTAGCAGCATGATCTTCATCTTGCTCAACTAAGGCTTTTTCGACATGTAGGTTAACTCGCTCATCGACCTTAGAGTCAACCGACTCGTTAAATGATTGCTCCAAAGAGTTGAGAGTCTCATCAGATAACAACTCACCGGTTGCATCTTTTAAGGTTTCAATTAATGTAGGGGGTTTTTCGTTCATAATATATTTGTATTAAATTGTTAGATTAGACGTCAGTACCTTGATCCAAGCGCTTAGTGACTTCATTGTCATCAAATAGCTTTGTGTTATATACCTCTTTAATCTTATTTTTGAGCCTTTCATTAATTGACGATACTAGATCTCTGTTAGCAGAGGCGTAGTCATCATCAATTATATTCTTAATAAAGCTATCAACATTGTTGGACTTCTTATTCGGAGTACTGGTCATATAAAGTATTTATTACCTCGCGGACAATTTTTGAAAGAATTTAAGTATTTGTTCTTGAACGGCTCCCTCTAAATCTTCGCGTGGTAAGTTCTTTAGTCCCTTATCGAAGTCATCGTATGCCTCTTGAAAATCTCCACCCTCTGATAAAATGTAATTTTTGCTTTCAAGAATACCATTAACAAACGCATCTGGACAAGAAGGGTCAGCTACCATGTCCACTGCAATTAGTCTCATATCATGAACTTCATTTACCCCATCATCACTCTCAACTAATCTACCGACTGATCTAGTAGAGAAGCCGATTGCGCAACCGTCTAGTATTAAATTACGTGCTATAGTACCGCAAGGGGTACTCAATATCTGCGACTTACCCACAAACTTATTACCGTCTTGCTTAAGCTCAACTATCATATGAGATGCGCGTTCTAGATCAACCTCCGCCTTAGTTGGGTGATTTAGCTCGCCTAAGGCTCGGTGCGTCAATACCATATCTTTGTTGTAGCGAGCACATTCTTTCGATAGCTCTTCTAGCCGATACCGGCGTTTATTCTTATTAGTTCTTTCGGCTTCTGCATATACCCCCTTAACAAACATGGTCTCTTTACCTTTAGCGTTTTTCTCTTCAATTATATACTCGAGAGGCTCTATAGGAGCTTTATCTACTATCAACTTGAACGACATGTAAATACTTATGTTTTATCGATGGAAAAGGTCATCTTCTGTTAATATTAAAAATTTATAATCATGAGACTTACACCAAGCGTTTGCGGCTGTCCACTTCGCTGTGTTTACCGCATACATATGATTTTCATATATCAGAGTTGATCTCTTTTTATTGCCGTGGGATGTTGGTGGTTTTGTTTGTTTCTTAGGCTTAATTTCTATAAGGTATTTTAAAATACTCTTCCCCTCCTTTAAGTGTACCATATTATCTACCAAATACTTGTGCATCTTACCATCTAGTGGTGATATATAAGGAATGGCTATGGACTCACTTCCCCACTTATTACATTAATGTTAGTGTCACACCACCTGAAGAATCGGTGTTCCCAGCTGCTCAAGAACCTAGGAGGCTTATTGCCTATATAACCACCGGCCGGAATTGGTTTATATATACCTTGAGAGTATTTCTTACTCTTCATATACGTCAGCGAAGCCTTCTATTAACAGCATTTTGTTAATACTACAATCATTATTGAACAGCTCACCTAATACGCGACCATATTTACCTATACCATGTGATAGTAGAACTAACTTATTACCGTCGGTGGTTTCGCATAGCTCCTTTAAACGTGTTAAAGCTTCCTTACCTCTCTTCTTTTCTTCTAGATCACGTGTTCGAGTCTCCGGTGTATCGATACCGTATAACCGGATTCTCTTCTTGACATGTATACCGAAACCTAGATCGATAACTACATCAATAGTATCTCCGTCTATGTATTTTGTTACACACTCTATACCATATTGATATACAGGTTGCTTGGCAGATAGGAACATCTAACCTACAAAAAACCTAGGTGGTGCTGCGTCTCCAATACCGGCGGCCCCGGTATATAGTTGTTCTTCTAGCGAATCTCTCTCCGATATTCCTTCTGCTAGGATGTCGGTATGATTAACTGTACCCCCACCGAACAAAGCGGTATTAGCATACTTGCCCCGGATTCGTCCTAATGTAATTTTCGTTAACGCTAGTGAGTATTTATATACAAAAGCTTCTTTTAATATATGTATTAGAGGCCTCTCTACGTAGCAGCCTATAAGGCCCCAGAACTTCGCTCTATTGTTTCCTGATGGGTCTGGGATTATATACATCCGCTGAGACCTATCATCAAACCGAACATGCCATACTTGTGATAGTAATTTCTTTCTAGTATCTAACCACTCCTTAAGAGTATACCAGCTTACTAAATCAAACCCATACTTGCCCATGGCGTAACTAAAGTATGTTTGTTGAGCGAGGGTCTGCTCGATAGTAAATAGGGTATTAACACCGGTTGTAGATCCTTCCTCAAACGCGAAGACATCTATAACTTTTCTATAGTTTAATAATAAAGTATCGTAACTTGCCGGTGCGCTGACTATACCAGGAGTCCCAGACAAACCTACAGTGAAGCCGTCCGGTGGTGTAACAGAACCGTTAATAAGCATATTTCCAACTTGCAGCGCTTCCACCTCGTCCGCCGGCCAATCGATAATTCCTTTCATTTCAGGTGTGATTGTCATTAATTCATCCATCCGGATGCCTCCCTCGCTGCTATATAAGCCGGAGTTAAAGATTAAATATTCCTCAGTATATCCTGCATACTTAGTAAACAGCTCGCATGCGATGGCTATGTTGTCATATACTTGAGCAGCATGCGCCTCGATATTTATTTGAGGCCAGCCAAGGCTATACGCTATACGTTTAGCTAGTTGCGCTAGGCCGGAAATTCGATGATTTAAATTAGTACTATAAAAATCACGATGGTCGGCGCTTAATTCGTGAGTGTTTGTGAGCATATACTAATTAGGGGTCAGTCGGTGTTGGGGTCGGTGTTGGGGTCGGTGTTGGGGTCGGTGTAGGTGTCGGTGTCAGTATATCGCTAATAGTCACTTCTGCTCTAGGCAGACGTCCAAACTCATCAAGAGTCTCTACGATTTCACCGGATGGCAGTTTTGCGCGGAAAACTGTCATGGCTGCAACTTCGTCTCCTTCTTTAACAAGGTCATCAACAGCAGTCAACGTTACTGTAGCCGTTCCGGTTGAGTCTAACGGAGGGAATGGTTTTTGATTGACTAGCGGTGGGACGTTCAGTAGGTGACCGGAAAGATCATCCATCGTCCCGGCGAAGTTAGATAGGAATATATAATAAACAACGGTACCAGTTGGTACTGTTGTTGTTGTTAGTGTAAAGGTCACGGCATCGCCTTCAGTTACTGCCACTGGGGATGCTGTTACTGTATAAGTAGCTCCGAGAGTAGGTGTAGGCGTCGGCGTTGGGGTCGGTGTCGTAGTAGGTGTTGGTGTTGGGGTAGGCGTTGGCGTTGAGGTCGGGGTCGTAGTAGGTGTTGGTGTTGGTGTTGGTGTTATCACATTACCAATCTCGACCCAGTGAACGGATGACCCAGGTACATCGTCGACTTCAGTGCCGTTAACTTTTCCGTTAATCCAGTACTTCTTTAAGTGACATACTCGCGAATTTGGTGGATACGCTTGAGGTACCCAACCGCAGGTTGGATATGCTGGTGTTGTAGGGGTCGGTGTCGGAGTCACTGGAACGCAAGGATTGAGGGAATCCATAACATATGTCCAGTGTATGGATGTTCCTGGGATGTCGTTTCCATCAGTACCGTGAGTAGACGTAGCTCTATAGAGCTTATTGTTATAGCAGACTATATCATCTTGACTATAGTGTATCTGCGACCATGGGCCCTTATTGTAGTTTGTAGGTGTTGGGGATGGTGTAGGGGTTGGTGTTGCTGGGATGATCGCTGTTACTTGAGTTATTATACCATTAACGATACTAATCTCATTACCACCTAATAGTAATGTAGTCGTAGCTCCGGTGATTGCCGGCGTGATTGAGTTTATGCAAGAATCTATAAGATCTTGAAAGTCCTTCCCGGTTGGTCTACTACCTTCTTTGAACGTAGTCTTTAACGTCGATGCATCTACAATGGCCATGTTCTAAATACTTATTTACATTCAGCATATTTTAAGCACTTCCAGGTAAAGATGTCTCAGTATCACTTAGCGGAGCTGGTTCTACTGGTTCACCGGCGTCCACTTCACCGGTATCTGCCTCACCACCAAACGGTGGTAGAGCACTTCCAGCACCGCCTACCATAGGTGGCGCGCCACCAACTCCAGGGTCTATAGCCCCAGCTTGCGCTTCCATCTGTTCCCTCCAGTTCGGACCCATCGCCTCAATTTGTGACACCTCGAAAGTGAAGGCTGCATCTTTTCTTAACCATGCTCTATTTTCTGCTATTTCCTTATCTGTCCAGTCGAGGTACTTCTTCTGGGATATAGTATCAGAGACTTTCGGATTGGCTGCCATGCTTGAGTAGTTATTACTTTTAATTTCAAATATTTGCTGCTCTCTTAATGTATAGAATTGACTAGGTGGGTTGAAGTTTACCGTGAACGTGTTTTCCTTTAACTCCCATTCCTTCCAGAGTCCTTTCATTTTTAAGTGAGTTATAAATTGATCCTTTATACCGTTAGCGAATTTCTGTTGAAGCCTTATTAGAAAGCGCGCGAACTTAAGCTCTTCTCTCAAGATCGTTGCACTATCCTCGTATCTAGATTCTGAATTCATGCGGTTCACCGGCACCTTGAGAGCTTTGTATAGTTTCTGCAGAAAATACATCAGGTCAGTCAATTCACCCAGATTCGCTCCTCCAGGTAAGGACGTGACTGAACTTCCATCGCTCCCTTGCCGCTTCGCAAACCAGAAACTGTCTAGCATCGATTGCGGATTAAATGCATTGACCGTTCCGGATTGGTTTGCATCATATGTCTTCCGGCTCCAATACTCTTGCATCAGCTTACGTAGATAGTTCTCCGCCTTTGGTGCTGACATATTACCTACATCAACGTTGAATACTAGTCTCTCAGGAGCCCGGACGAGCCGATATATAACAATTGCATCCTCTACTAATGTCAATTGCCTATATGCTCTTCGACAGTTTTCGATAAACGGAACCCGGAGGGTCTTATCTTCATTCCATATACCGCTATGTACATAGGTAACCTGATTTTTGTCAAACGGTACGAACTCAATCTTCTCGATTGTGTTAGTCTTAGGGTTATACACTGGGCGACGTAGAAGGTATCCTTTAATGATCATATTCTGGACATTATCATATATAGGATCCATCAGCTCTACTGGCATCAACGTTACCCCTAGTATGCCTAGATCTTTATGATCTTCATGTATTATATTTTCAAAGAACACCTCACCATCAACTAGCAAGCTTCTAAAATATTCCCAACCTTTATTCTAAATCAAAATATCTAATTATTTTAGTAAACTCCTTTTCTATCTCTTGCTTAATAGAGGAATCTAAATCTACATCCTCCCGGAAGTTCAAGCCTACAAACTTTCCATTATCATCCTCATATAGTATATCATCACACACCTCATCTATAGCATCACCTACCTCAGCGTACGCTGCCATCATCCTATAATCTAGCAACCTCTTAACCTTATCAGTATCTACGTTAGCATACATATATGCGCTATAGTTCTTATCTACCTGCGACATGCCGGTGATTCCAGGATCATCTGGAGTCATTGTAGATACTGAATGCTTAGCTATTACGTCGTCATGCTCAGTGCCTAGATTGTAGAAGTGTTTATACTTTGGATTTAGTTCGTGAATATTCGCGATGTTGTTGTTCGATGACCACGGGAGGCTGGCTTGAATAAACCGGGACAAAGTATTGGGTGTAGATTGATTTTTCATACAGTAGTTGTAATTATTTATGTGAAAAGGATATTTATTCAAATAGCATCGTATAGAGATCCGGAATTAGTACCGACTATTCAGGATTGCATCGATAAAGCGACTTACCCGGAGAGATTAGTGTTCGGTATATGTCGACAATTCGATCCAGATGATGGGTTTGATAATTTAGATGCATACAAGGAAGATGATCGCTTCCGAGTCATCGACGTCCCATGGGAGGAGGCTGAGGGAGTATGCTGGGCTAGGCACCGAGTTCAGCAGGAATATGCTGGAGAGGAGTATACATTGCAGCTAGATTCACATCACAGATTTATCGACGGCTGGGATGTAGTATTAATTGACATGCTGAATGATTTAATAACCAAGGGTCACTCAAAACCGCTAATCACCGGTTATATACCGTCGTACGATCCAGAAAATGACCCTAGCGGTAGAGTTCAAGTTCCATGGAAGATGGACTTCGATCGGTTTATTCCGGAGGGGGCGGTGTTCTTCCTACCTTCATCCATCGATAACTGGAAGGAGTTAGACGCTCCTATTCCTGCTAGATTTTACTCTGCTCACTTTGCGTTTGCATTAGGTGAATTCTGTACAGAAGTACCGCATGATCCTCAATATTATTTTCATGGCGAAGAGATTAGTATTGCAGTCCGGGCGTTTACTCATGGCTACGATCTCTTCCACCCGCACCGACTAGTCGCGTGGCATGAATATACTAGGAAGAATCGCGCGAAGCATTGGGATGATCACTCAGTTCAGAAGAAGACTGCAAATATAAAAAAGGCATGGCATGTACGGAATGCCGAGAGCCATCTCCGAAACCGGAAGTTATTTGAGATGGATGGTTTACAAAAGGATATAGATTTCGGTATATATGATTTTGGAACAACCCGGTCTCTTCGCGATTATGAGAAGTTCGCCGGTTTACATTTTAAGAATAGAGCGGCTCAAGAACATACTATACAAAATAAGCTGGCTCCATGTCCGGTGGTTGATGACGAGGAGGAGTGGATGCGCGGTTTCGCGAGGAAGGTTATCGTGCGAGTTGATGTTCCATTGGATGACGTCGCTCATGGTGATGATGTTAATTTTTGGTTCTTTGGGGTTCATGATGAAAACGGCAAAGAAATCTACCGGAAGGATAAAAACAGGAATAGTATAAATCAGTTTATTCGAGACCGGAAGGTCCACTTTAGAGAGCAAATAGTAACCACTCGAATACCAAAAACATATTTAATATGGCCTTGTGGTAAGGACGGTTGGAAGGATAAGGTAACAAGACCGGTACCGGGGTTTGAGTCATTTTAATGAGTAAGTGGTGCATAGTGTCAGTACTGGTTGGAGAGAAGTACAAAAAATTTGGAAAGCTATTCTGTAAAAAATATGCACAATCTACTACAGAGCATAACAGGGCTGATGTAATATTTGTCGTTGATAATAAGAGTGATGCGGACTTTACTGACTACAGTTTTGTTACTATAGTTGAGCTACCTAAGGCTGCAATGACTGGGATTGATGTGTCTCGTACATATGGAACTGGTACTGTTAGAAATTTTGATTATTCTCTTAAGAGGTTTGGGTTTCAGGCCGGCAGTGATTTGGGGTATAGCGATATCTGTTTTATTGATTGTGATATAATAGTCCGAGAATGGGCGATAGATGTATTTGAGGAGTGCAACGAGCCGGGACTGTGGGCCGGTAGAGGGTACCCGGCGTCTGGATTTGGTACCAAGCCGGTGAAGGATGAGGTTGATGTAAGATTTACTCCTAAGCTAGCTGCACTCAAGAGAGAGTTAGCCTATGATACGGACTGGGTTGGTTATACAATGCCGTTCGAGGCGGTTATGTTTCTAACGGGTGTGGATACAAAGAAGACGTTAAAGTTTATTGAATGCTGGAAGTATGTATCTGATGCAACAAAAAAACTACACCTACCTATGAACAAGGTATGTCATGAAATTGGGTTATCAGCTGACATGTGCGATATACCAGTCCGGTATAATAAGAGGTTATTGAGTATAGTGTTTAAGCATTATATAATGAATCATGACGTTTTATTAAACATATGTAACGAAGAGCTCTAGATGATTGTAAGCGATCCGTTCGATGGGTGGGGTAATATGCTGATACAGTATTGTACAGCGAGAGCGTTGGGTGATAAATTGAACTATAAGGTGAAGTGTAGACGGTTGCCTTACTTAATTAATTCCGGAGATTGGAATATGGAGGGATCTGATATCGATGCGCCTGTTATAGATATATCGCATCACGGGAAGTATAGGCATAAAATAGACTTTGATGAGCTCGCCTCTATGACTCCCTGTCGATTTAATATGAGATCATATATGGAGTATTACCCTAACCTGGCGGCGCACCGGGAGTTGATCCGGGAGGACTGGTGTTATATAAATAATCCATATAGTGCTGATAGCCTCCGCGACCTTCGCGGTAGATTTAAGAAGTATGAAGCTGGGAAGTTTATATCAGAGGATGTAACTAGTATAACGGAGAATGATATTGTTATCAGCATCCGGCTAGGTAAGGATTATTTAGGTCAGCATCGAAAGAGGTTACTACTAGGTGATTACTTTAAGATCATACTAGATCGAGTTGATTATGATAGAGTGTTTATAACATCACAAGACCCATATAATGATGTCTTACAGGATCTATATAGATACGATCCTATTTTCTTAGATCATATATCTGCGATGCATACATTCAGCTTTGTCCGGTTGTTTAATAAAATTGTAATATCACAGAGCACCTTCTCTTGGTGGGCGGCTTACCTATCGGATGCGGCGGAGATCTACTTTCCAATTACTAAGGACGGGCCATGGAGTTATGGAAAGGATCAGTCGGCTAAGTGGAAGCCGTTCGGTCACGATCTAATGGTAGATGAGCCTAGGTTCAAATATGTATCATATAGCGGTGGAGAGATTATAGGCGACTATCAACTTACTAGATCTCATATAGGTATATAATATCGCTCTCGGTCTGGTTCGACGCATATATTGTTGTGTCTCCATTTATTAACTACATTAATACCGACAGACTGTATACCGTATAGCTCGGTAGGTGTTTGATGTTTGTATTTTTTTATACTACCATGAGGCCATAACCTCATATTGATAGGCATGTTCGCTTTATAAAATTTATTAAAAGTAAGAGATGCAAAGCCGGGGGAGGAAAACCGAACCGGTCCGGAGAGTAGGTTAGAGCTTCGATTGTACTGGTTTATAAATTGATGAAGATGTACTGTTAGTTGTTTGTCTACGTACCCGATTTCATGATCGCGTTCTAGATACTCAAAATAGTCATTGACATACCAATCGTCAGCATCGACCCTAGAGACTGACAACCGTTTCGTATCAAACTTATCATATATGTGTGGGTGCGTGACCCTGTCTAAGTCAGTTGTCGTCGTCGGTATCGCCCATGGTGGTAGGTCATGGCTCCGGACTATGCACTCATACACTGGTGAATATACGAGATATACAGTAAATGGAGAATCGATAGTTTGATTGACGTAGAATTGACTAGCGTGCTCCTGCCAGTAATTAATTATACCATCTATTCTCTCCTCGATCGTATTGAACCCTCGTCGGAGGCGATCTAGATTAGCGCTCTTAGGTTTCCGTAAATCAACAGCTAGCCTTGTAACAAACACATGATGCATATAAATATATTTATGAGTGTATCGTCTAAGATATACATGTTTTTGCATGTGTCAGTCATTAATGACTTTCAAAGAATCTTTGATGAGATTATATCCGATACTGTTGCTAGTGGGTTATATGACAAGCTAGCTAGTATCAATATAGGTATTAACGGAGGACCGGTTGAGCACTTAAAGAATATACCCGAGAAAGGTTCCGTCGTCGCTCATGATTTCCGGTTAGATACGTATGAGGCACCTACGTTAATTCAGCTTCAAGAGACATGTATGAAGGAGGAGGCTACTGTATTATACGTGCATTCAAAAAACGCCTCCTTCACTAGACCGGAACCTGGGTTGAAATGGTCTAGGTGGATCAAGTTCCATGGGCGCGAGATTCATCGAAGATATATGTTGTATCACATGGTATATAATCATGAAGCAGCTCTAGAGCGATTGGGTGAATATGATACAGTTGGTTGTGATTTTAGAAATGAACCGGAGAACAGCTCGCACTATGCCGGTAATTTTTGGTGGACAACTAGCAGCTTCATCCGGAAGCTGCCGAAGATGAGTGGGCCTAGATTTCCTGTCAGTGGACCGTTCGGTAGCCATCCTAGACATTATTGCGAGCGGTGGTTGTTGTGTTATAATAACGCGGACAACGAGAATACAATGCCTAAGATATACTGCCCGTTCTGGGGAGCTGGGTTGAGGAAGAAGCCTCATTTCGCGAATTCGTTAGTAGATCTAGATAAGACCGACTTTAATACAAAGATTGCACACTTCCATACCGAGCAATTAGCCGGGAGGTTTAGGAAAAGTTTATGACTCAATGGATCGCTACTACTCATCGAACGAAGAAGTTTGAGTTATTCATTAATCCAGAGAAAACCTTGTTCAAGAAATCCACTACGCGATTGCAATATCGATTAGAGCGAGAAATTCGAGCGTTAGAGAAAGCCCGAGACTTGGGCTTGGCTAATGTGCAGCGGTTGGTTAGTCATGGGGAAGAGGGTGATGAGCTGTATATGATAACGGAGTATTGTGGTACAGGTATAACTAGGCGGTTGTTGCCTAGGGATTGGCGGATTCAGCTCCATGGTATTGAGAGGAGTCTGGATCTACTCAAGGGTAGTGGAGTTTATCATAATGATGTATTAATTAGAAATATACTGGGTACTGGTGGTGTGATGACTTTAATTGATTTCGATATGGCGACTTTTGATACTCCGGATCGACGAGGGACTAAGAGGCCGGTGTTCAATACAACCCAACCGGTGATTGATAAGATTGTCAGAAAGTGGCGACTATAATGAAGAGCTTCTTTAAGCAGTACGGTGAGTTGAGAACCGGAACTAATTACCTTAAGCGGTTGATCGAGTTAAATTTTAAGGACTGTACGGTGTTTGGGAGCGTCTTGGGCTGGAAGCATGGGACGTTTGGTCTAAAGAATCATGAAGATCAAACAAGTTCTCACGAGGAGTGGATTAAGAGAAAGACCAGAGGTGGGGTAGTATATTCGGTTGATGATTTACCGCTCCGGCACTCTCCGGAGATGCTTCTAGGTTGCTTGGCGCATCTCAGTTATATATTTAGTATAAAGAAACCTATACCGTTTATACTGAGTTATAAGAAGTTCCGGTTGCCTAACAAGCCGCTGACTGATCAGCACATCGCGAATTTATGTCACCGGTATACCGATAAATACAGAACGTGGCTAAGTATGTATTTACAATCCGGTGGTGTTATTGTTCCATATGAAAGTTTAATAATGGACATAGGTCATGTACTCTTGAGCTTAGAGCTTAAATATAATCTCGACCGAGTTCATAGTACGTTTGTAGATGAACTGAGCCCGGTCAAGGCATCTACTGATATAGGGTTGATTATAGATAAAAAATCTAAGTTCAACAAAGACTATTACCTTACTGAAGAGTATATGAAAGATATATCACCGCATCATATTAGAATGGTGGATCGGTTGATCGATCATGAGCTAGTAGACACCTTATATAGCCTAGGGGTCTAGCTACATATATAATCGTTTGTTAGCGTTTGAAGGGTAGTATAGCCGGCGGCGTTCGCAACGATTATATCAATGCATCCGGAGGGTGTATGTATGTCTGGTAAGATTAGCTTAAGCTTATTCTTCCTGGTATAGTGTAGAGTTTTCGGCACTGTTGATAGGATTGACTTGAACTTATCAATGACCGGTATTAATTCGTAGTCGACCGGTATACCATTAAATGTTGGGTTGCTCGCAGATAACATATCAATTGAAGAGTATCGGTCTATCTTCACGTAATCCTCACTAGCAAATACCCCGGCAGTTCCGCTTACATAAACTAGTAGTGTATTTAGGTGTTGTCTAGCAATCGGGAGTTCAGCGAAGTTATATCCCCAAACTTCTAGCTGACATGCAGATAACGGTAATAAGTCGGTAACAGCGAGCTCCGTTAACGCGTTACCTGATCCGCTTTCATATAAGAACATGTTTGTAATCTTTGGTAAAGCGGAGTAGATTGATCGTTTCCGATTAATATTAGCGACATCATAGGTATTAAACTCTACTACATTCTTACCAGTAGATCGATCTTGCAATGTAACTGCTCGACTGTATCCTGGGATATATCTTTTTGCATAATATACAATAGGCTTTAACCACGGCTTAGGGTCAGGTTTAAACACTTATAAAATCTCCGGAAGTGTTAGTGTTTGGTTATTAAGCTTGTATATAATACCCTGATTAGTCACGTTTCCTTCATCTAGAACGTGTTCAGTGTTGACGCTGACTGTCAGTACATTAGGTATGCCTTGCTCCTCTTTCTTGAACATCCATCCCTTGATAGTGAAGTTAGTGTCCGCCGTCACTCGATACGGCTGATTTGATTGTAGCTCATACGGATATTCTATGTTAATATTTCCGCTCCACTCAACTGCGCTTCTAATCTCCTGCGGCACGGATAGCATTTGGTCTGGGTGCGTCCAGCTGATTATAATATATGGATCCGTGTATGGTATAAAGTTTGTAAGGATCTGATCCATGTCTGTTTGATATTTTGTTATTACAGACATTGTTATGCCGATATCAACCGGTACCGGTTGTGGTACAAAGTCAGTCTTTAATAGTGCATCCGGTAGGTTTTCACTGCGCTGATACCAGCTCCCGGCTAGTTTGTTAAAGACTCTATCGTTATCTCTACTGATGCCGGATATATTAACCGCGATCGCTGGTAGTGTTATGTGTTGAGGCTTATTGATAAGGTCGTGCAGAACTCTCTGCTTAGGTGAATATATGTACTTGACCCCTATACGATCTTGAACTTCTCGAGATCTATTATATCTACCGATAACCACATCATCAAACGCGGCGACGAATTGTATCAGTAGGTCTTTGATTTCAAAGTGAAATGGGTTATTCTTCATTATTTTTCATCTATATCAATATTTACTCTTGATTATGGTATTTCCTAGTATATTATATTAATGGCAGACGAGCGTGAAACAACGCTATACTGCTACCGGTTGGCGTTTTCGTTTAACGAGCGTGAGGAGTGGTTACCTCGGAGAGACTGGATTTGACTCGGCAGAGCAAACTGCTGGATAGGACAAATTAAATTAAACACTGTTGAGTGACAGGTAAAAACGGTAGACGTAAAAGTCTACATTGCGCCGATCCACGACGAAAGTCAGCATATCTTAGTGGTACATAAATCATGTACCGGAGTTTATAGGTTGGAATTCTCCATAAAATTAAGATCTAATAGCAAGTGCACTCTGTAACATAGGCCATACTGGAAGTAAGGATATATACGTTACACTTAAATGTATCTATAGTCTGTCTATAGGTGCATTGTGTAAC